GCTGCTCGGCGCCCAATGAGGCGCTGGCAAAGGGCATCTGGTAATACCCCCCCGTGGGGGCGGTGCCATAACTTGTCTCGAACGCAAGCGCCATCTGCGCCCGCGCCCCCTGGGCTCGTGCCATGTTGTCTGTTCCTTGTGGTTGGTGTCAGATCAGCGGGTCAACGGTGGAATAGCTCAGGACCACCGGCACCACGGCGGCCTTGATCCCCTCGGCCCCTTCTTGTGCGAGATCGGTGGGCGCCGGTGCCCACGCCTCCACCCAGTCGCAGCTGCCACCCAGCGTGCGGTCGGCGGCCAGCGCTGTGCTAATGGCCTGGACGAGCGTGTCAAACGCCGCATCCCGGTCAGCAGGCGTCTTGCCCTGCACGATCACTTCGATCTCGGCGCGATGCTCGTAATGATACTGCAGTGGGGACAGCGTCACTTCCGGTTCTCCGGGCTCGCCGTCACGCAGGATCACCAGCCCGCCGGTCGGCACCCGCTCGGGCAGGACTTCGCTGCGCAGGACCGTGGCGTTGGGGACGGATTGCAGGGCTGTATGGAGGGCTTGCAGGGTGGATTCGCGCGTGGTGGGCATAGTGCGTCTGAATTTAGCTATCTAACCGGCTTCTTGGGTTTCTGGAACAACTCACGGTTTTACGTCAACGCTAGGAAATTTCGGGACAGCTTGGTAGTGTGTGAGGACATCTCACGCAAACAAAACAAGGTCTTGTGGACACATGTTATTAGGCAAAAACTTCGACGATATTGATCTAGCAACAGTTCAAGGCTTAGTGGACGCGGGCGCCACGGAATCGGTACATCTAGAGTACAAGAGAGACGCTTATGGGGCTTCGGATCAACAAAAAAGGGAATTCCTGAAGGATATCGCATCGTTCGCGAATTGCCTTGGGGGACATTTAATCATTGGGATCGCCGAGAAAGGCGGAACGGCTGCTTCTCTGTCTCCACTTTCGGACATCGATGTGGATCAAGAACTGCTCCGCCTCGAGAACATCGTCCGCACTGGCATCGAACCAGCGATCATTGGCCTGCGGATGAAGCGCGTTCAGGCGGACGGGGGCAGCATCATTGTCATCCATGTACCTCGGAGTTTCAATCCGCCACACCGAGTGAACTTCAAGAATTCCAACCGTTACTACTCGAGGAATTCGTCCGGTGTTTACGAGCTATCTGTAGCAGAGCTACGCATGCTTTTCGGACAGCAACGTTCAGTCGAAGAGAGAGCCAGAGCTTTTGCGCGAACCCGATTTCTCAGAGTCCAAGCAAATGACGGGTCTCAACCACTACCAGTAGAAAATGGGGGTATTGTTGTCCATCTCGTGCCCTTGCCAGATTTTGGAGCGGATCGTCGCCTTAGTATTTCGGAGCTTCGGACTCAACAGGAAAAGTTTCGCCCCCTAGCGTCTTTAGGGTTCTCGGGCCGAGTGAACTTAGAAGGTTTCTGTACATACAATCTCCCCGGTGCATACACCCAGATATTTCGACACGGGAGCGTCGAAGCAACGAGTACAACTGTTTTCCAGCTTATCGACGGGAAACGCGAGTTTCCACCTGTCGCTCTTGCCAAGGCGATGCTCGATACCCTTGACACGTACATGGCTGGCCTCAAGGCATTGGAAGCATCGCCACCGATCATGTTACATGTCTCTTTTTTCGGTATGAAAGGTGTTCATATGGCGGCTGACTTCAACAGACGGATTTTCCCGCAAGAGCCATATTCACAAGAGGAGTTACATCTACCTCCTACGATAATTTCCCACTACCATGACGATGGAAAATACCCGAAGAGTGTTGCTGAACAGATGCATTTTCTTTGGAACGTTTTTGGATTCGAGAGATGCGCATACTTTGATCAAGATGATAATTGGGCTGTTCCTAATTGAGGACTTCAGTCGAAGACTTTTTTTGAATGTTTATTGTCAGGCGACAACAATATTACCCCCTAAACTGCAGTTTCTCCCACCGTTCCACCACCATCCCCGGCAGCGCGGCCTCCACCGCCCGCGCATCCCGCGCCAGATCGAGCCGTTTGCGCAGCTTCACCTGCGGCACCAGCAGGAACACCGGCACGGTCACGGCCCCGGTCAGGATCCCGTCCTTGCGCCGCCGCCGGCGGTTCGGCGCAGCCAGCTGCCGCTTGCCCGATAGGCGGGCGTCATCGGCGACCAGCAGGGAAGGTCCGCTACGACGATAGACAAAGCGCAGGCGCATGCCGGTGCGCTTTTCCCAGCCGCCCGGGGTGATGCGCTTGCCGCCCAGCCCCTTCTTGCCGGCAGCCGGCAAGGGGATTGCCAGCCAGAAGCCGTGTTTCGAGCGGATCAGCGGGCCCGTATCATGGGCACCGACGATCACCGGGGCCTTTGACCAGACCAGTGCGGCTGCCCCGATACTGGTGCCTTGTTCCGGGTAGGTCCTGGCCCGGATGGTACGGGCCAGGCGCTTGCCGAGACCGGCGTTTTCGATCTGCGCGCGCCAGTCGGATTTCAGCTTCTGGCCCGCAGCCGCCACGCCACGGGTGACTGCGCGCTCGGCGGCCCGGATCTCTTTCTCGGCCCAGAGGCGGGGATCACCGGAGATCTCGATGTCAATCCTCATGCCGGCCTCAGATCGGCGGTCCAGATCAGGCGTGCGGCATCGCGCATGGGCTCGCCCTGGATGAGGAACGCAGCACCCTCGATCTCGACCCGGTCGCCGGGGCGCGGGTCGGGCACATCCGCGACCCGCAGATCGATGCGCTGGGTTTCCGACCAGATCTGCGCCTGGCCAAAGCCGGTCACCTCGTCGGCGCGCTTCAACACCGCGCGCACGAGCTTTGGTGTGCCGCCAGCAGCGACATAGACCACGTCAGAGGCAATGTCGGGGTCGGCAAAAAGCGCGTCCACCGCTGCCCTGAATGCGTTCATCAGAAACTGCCATTCAGACGCACGCGCCCGGTGGTCTCGCCCGCCGTGCCGCCAACCGCGAGAACTGCAACCCCGATCAGGGTATTGGCGGTGGCGGTCTTGGTGGCCACCCGGTTGGTGTTGTCCCAATAGACCTTGTCGCCAACGGCCCATGCCTGGCTGGCGGCCTTGGTCACATCAAAGACGCCGGTGGTGGCGACCTCAACCTCCGCGCCCGTCAGCGCGTCGCCGCTGGCAATGCCGAAGATCGCGCCGACCAACAGGCCATCGCCAGAAGTGACATCATAGGGCGCAGTCAGGGTGATGGTGTTGCCCGGCTGGACGTAGGTTTTCATGTGGGGATCCTTTCGTTCAAAGAAAAAGGGCGACCGGATGGCCGCCCCTTCAGGTCATGCTGTCAGGATGTCAGGCCGGATCACGCCCCCGGGTTGCGGTAAAGCCCGCGCCAGTCGATTGCCTTGGCGCCGAAGTCCAGCCGGCACTTGATCTCGATCCCGTCCACGTCAAAGCCGTTGCGGGTTTCGATATAGGCGCCCTGCTGACCTTCGAGGTAAGCGTACTCGATCGTGTCGATCTGGTTGGGCGAGGCCGCGAGATACCAGGCGGTGGCGCTGGCGGCATCGAGCCGCGGCTCGGCAATCGGGGAAAGCGTGCGGATCGATTGCGGCACGACATTCGTGGTGCTGGGCGGCACGATGTTCTGGGCCAGAAGCTGCTCGGCCTTGAGTTCCAGTGCGGCGGGCACGATCAGATAGGCCGGGCGGATGTTGAGCACCGTCTTCGCATCAAGCCCGGTCTGCTTGCGCATGGCAGCACGCGCCGCCCCGACACTGTCGACCGAAAGCGCAGCCCCCGTGCCCGCAAGGTTGCCGTGAGAGGCGTGGAACAGCGCCTTGCCGTCGGCCATCGCCGGGTTCGAAGTGATGATACCCCAGACCACATCGCTTTCCAGCTGGGCAATCGAGTTGCCATACATCGCCGGGATCCGGGTGAAGGCGTCGAGATCGTCGTTGATCAGCACCTGCCGGGTGATCGCCACCACGCGGCCCCAGGTCTCGATGCGGTAGCTTTCCTTCGCCTCGCCCAGCGTGCCGCGCTTGAACTCGCCACTCTCGTTCACTTTCAGCAGTTGCGGCGCCTCGCCCAGCTGCACACGGTGCATGGCCTTGAAGTCGGTGGCCAGCACCTGCCGGCAGAACAGCTGGAAGGTGCGGGGATAAGCCTCATAGGCCTGCCGCAGGGTCTTGTTCGTGACCGCCGACAGGATTTCCGGGAAGTCCGAGGTCGAATGCAGCGCCCGCGTCGCCACCTCATCACGCGACAGGCCGCGTGTGCTGGTGCCCGCGCTTTCCAGACATTCGCGGGCGATCTCCATCAGCGTCATGCCGCGATAGACGCGTGCGGCATCTTCCAGCGGAAACAGCGTCGGGCTGTAACGGTGCAACAGCGCCGAGGCCACCGCCTCGCGCCGGGTCAGCGCCTCGTGCCGGCCGCCAAGCGGCATTTCCACATGGGGAAAGCTGCGGGTCTCGTCGGATTTTTCGGCCAGCGCGTCGAGGATCATGCGCCGCGCCTCATCGAGCGAGACACCGCGCTTGACCAGATCATCGGCAAACGCGCGGCCAAGATCGAAACGCGCGGTCAGATCATGGATCGCCGAGACACGCTCACGCTCGGCCAGGCGGGCAGCGTCGATCTCGGCCCGGCTGTCATGCGGTGCATCCTGCGGCGCGGGGTCCGGGGCAGACCGCTGCCCGGCATCTTCGGCGGATTGCGTGCGGGTGGAGTTTTCCTCGGTGGTGGTCGTTTCCACCACATCCGTCTGGGTCGTCTCGTCTTTCATCGGGGCATTCCTCATCCTTGGGGTCTCGTATTTGCGCACCAGCGTGCAGCCGTGCAGATCGGGGCCGTGGCGGAAGCCGGCCTCGGGGTCCGCGCCCACGGGCACGGCCGAGATCTCGAAGGGCGTCCAGTCCACGGCGCGCCACAGCTCGCGGCTGCCTTCGGGTTTGGTGATCTCGTAGCGGTGGACCTGGTAGCCGATCGACACCGCCCGGATGTGGCCGGCCTTGATGTCGCGCCAGATGGGCTCGACCTCAGCGCGCTCGGACAGCGCGATGCGCGCCAAGCCGCGCCCCTCTTCCACGCGCACCGAACCCGGCACCACCGAGCCGATCACGGCGTCAAGGTCGCCTGCATCATGCACGCGCAGGAACGGCGCCCCGGCGTTCAGGCGTTCGAGCCGTACATGGCCGGGCTCGAGGCTCAGCTCCTCGTCATGGGCCTCACCGAACAGCGAGCGTCGCTGCACGCGGGCACCCGTCGACCAGACCACCTCGATGCTGCGGGTGGTCTCGTCCACCGTGTCGGGGGCAAATTCCGCCAGCCGGCGCAGGGCCGGCAGTTCGATCATGTCTTCCATGGGTTCAGCCTTGTTGATGGGAATCTGTTGCCTGCGCCACCCCGGTCTTGGTGACCCGGCGCGGGTCGCTGTCGAGTACGAGCCCCAACTCGTCGAGCCGTTCATTGGTGGCGGCGATCTCGGCCAGCACCGCCTCGGGGTTGCGGCCCTGCCGGGCAATGGCCTCGGCCAGCGTCATGGTGCCGGAGCGGATCGCCAGCAGATCGGCCAGCGCGTCCTTCTGCGGGTCCACCGCCTCGAACCTGGGCGGCGACCATTCGACCGGCACCACAGGGTGCGGGATCCTGCCTGCGGCCCATGCGGCCTCGGTGAACCAGCGCCAGAGCGGTGCGCAGCACATGGGAATGAAGAGCTGCCATTGCACCGCATCGATCATGCGCCGGAACTCCACCAGCCCCGCCCGGATCGAGGAATAGTTCACCTGGCTGAGATCACCCGTCAGCAACTCGTAAGGCACGCGGAAGCCCGCGGCGATGGTGTGCAGGCTCGCGCGCTTGTATTCGCCGTAGCCGCCCGTGGCGGCGGGCTGGTTGAAGCGGATGTCCTTGCCGCCGCGGGCATAGGCAATCAGGCCGGGTTCGAACTGCTCGACCCGGTTGCCCTCGGCATCCACCACCACCGGCGCAATGCCCTGCTGGGCCTCGTCGTCGCCGAAGACGATTGCCGTGACGCAGGCCTCGGTCTTCTTGCGCACGATCTCGGCGACCTCGTAATCATCGAGGTCGCGCAAGCTCCGTATCACCGGTGCACCCCAGGGCACGCCGCGCGCCTGCGTGCGCTGTTTTTCATAGACATGGGCAATGTCAGCGGCCGGAACGGGTTTGCTTTGCAAACTGCCCGCAAGCCCCGCCGCGCCATTGCCGGGATGTTCGGAAAACAGCCAATAGGCCCGCCGCCGGC